CGGGTCTATTTTATGCAATAGCGCCAAGGTTTCTTGAATACCTTTTACCTGTAAAACTGGTTGCGCCATGGGGTTACCTTTTGTTTCTGTCCCCCAAAACTTTAGCCACCGTTGCTAAGTCTTGCGCGTCAAATATTTGCGAATACCAATGCGGCGCCCACCCTGTTGCAACTAACAGTTCGGCTAGTTGCCGGCGGTAGGTGCCGCTTGGGTAGGGTTTGGGGCCTCTTGTGCGGTTACCTCGATGTTGGTTACCTGCTGGCAATATTTGTCGAATTCTGCTGGGACAATAATTTTGTTTTGTTTGCTTGCTTCCCAAGCCAAAAACAGTAAGTCCTCAACACCAATACCGTTTGCCATGTCAGCTGCTTTTCGTTTAAAGCGACGTTCCCATAACACAATGGTAAAAAGGTTTGTACTTACTTGGTACGTGCCTTCGTGGTTGGTTACTTCAAGGGTTAATTGCATGTGTGCCTTCTTTCGTGTCGGGCCGATTGTTCGGCGCTAATTATGCAACGCTGTATTGGCCGCCGACGAACGTGATGTCCACGGTGCTAAGTTCCCCGAGGGCCGCGTTCACGACTGGCATTTCAAGCAACGCGCAATTTTGTAACGTAAAGAGTTCACCTGCAGCGTCGACTACAACGGTAATGTCGTCGTTGCCAACAAGTGCGGCCAACGTTGCGTAGGTCTCGGTTGCTGCGTAGGACTGGTAAAGGGTGAGGGTGACTTCGTGGTTGCCCAATCCTGCTTGGTACTGGCGCGACGTCTGACCAAACGTGGTGTATTCCAACTGGTCAAAACGGTGCGTAAATACAGCTGCTGTGCATTGGTCGGTTAGCGAAACGCTGTTTACCGAAACGCCCGGGGTTGCTAAGTAGGTGCTAGTTGCCATGATGTTTAACTCTCTTTCGTTGCTTTCTTATTTTTAGCACCTTTTTTCGGTGCGGGTGTGGATACTTCGTCGGGTTGCTGGTCGTTTACTTCGGCAATAAAACCGCCCCACAAAAGGGCAGGTATGTTTGTGCCCAACTTTGGTTCGTACTCTGTGCCTACTTCACCTATTCGAGGGCTTTTAATGATGTAGTACATGTAACCGCCTTAAGCCGTTTGGGCTTGCATTTCAATAGTGAGATCATACGCGGCTAATTCGCTACCGCCGATTATGGCAATGGTTGGGCGTCCGCTGGTTACCGCCACGTTTTTGCCTAGCACTTTGGCGGCCATATTCATTAGCGAACGTTGCGCGTCAAGGTTGCCCGGGCCAAGAGTAATTAGGCGAACGGGAAACGTGATTTTTACGATGTTGTAGTTAAACGCTTCAAACGATGGGGCGTCAATAAAAGCGCATGGGGGCACAATGTTGCGCGGGTCGTTGACTACTTGCAAGCCTGTGACGGTCTGTAACGTGGCTGTAAGGTCGTCTAAAGCCTCGTTAAATAGGTCGGTGTATGCAACAGGCATTAAAACACCGCGGGCCTGTCAATGCCCAACAATTGTTTAATCATCGGGCTAAGGCCCATAGACCCGCCAGCTGCTAAACCGTCAAACCCTGCAAAATCGGTTACGGCACCGCGTTGACGGTACAAAAACCCGGCATAAGCAACGGCACCCAAAAGCACGGAAGCATTAGGAACCGTGGTCAGGCTGTCGCGATAATTTGCCTCTTGTCGTCGGCGAAAACAAAACTCATTTGAAGCCAAACGGCATTGGGTAATAAACGTTTGATCGGCTGCGGTGGCTGTTCCTATTCCTAACCAATCCTCGATTTGACTATCGGCGGTTATCCATGTGCAAGTAGGTGTTGTTGTAAGGGTGCCAGTAGCCGGGCTAATAATGACATTGGCCGCGGTCTTAGCAAACAACACTTGATGTTGGATTGGTTGCTCGGGGTCATACAAAAAGAACCCGTATTCGTCAACGCCTAAAAACCGAAACGGTGGTAGCGCGTGGACTGTGTAAGAACCGTTAAAGGTTGCGTCTACACCCGCAAGGGTAAAAGACTGACCAACCTCTAACGGGTCTGCGTTTGTAAGTAGTACGACAACCGCGTAGTTGTCAACTATGTACTTTTGTGAGACCGAATAGACGGCCATGACGGCCTACCTTTCGGAAATTATGACTTAAGAAGTTTTACAAACTTGGTTGCGTCTGCCATGAACGCGGCTGCGTAACCACGGAAAGCAATCGTTCGGCCAAGGGTGCTTGGTACGTCAATTGAAATTGCGCCCTTTTGCTGTTCGTAGAATTCGAAGCCTGCTGCTGCGCCTGCTGCATGTCCTACGACACCTTGCAAATCGCCTGCACCGGTTCCGCCAGCCATGTTCTTGTCAACTACAAGGACGAGACCCAATGGGTTGCCGTTCCATGATGTTGCAGCTGAGTTGCCGAACGCGTTTTGACCAATGAGGTTTGGTGCGCCGACGTATGGGAATACTGGCTGACCGGTTGACGTGGTAAGCATGCCCAACTTGGCCCATGTGATTGGGCTAACAAAGTAATGCGTTGGCAGGTAGTTGCTGCTGTTGCTGATTTGGTATGCAGCGCCGTAGATCGCTTCAATGAAGTCGGCTGGCGATGACAAGTCAACGACGGTTTCGGTTTGTGTTACACCGCTAACCATGGTGTCAACTGCGTAGTTGTCCGTGGCCTGTCCGTAGGCGATAGCCAACTGGTTAATGACGATGTTGAGCGAATTTGGGTCTGTCCAGTCGAGGTCTTGTTCCGACAAAGTGACGTACGTTCCAAAAGTCAATTTTGAAATGTCGTTGTTTGTAACGGTGACGGTTGATGGGTCAAGCGCGGTCAACTGGCCTGTTGGCTGCTGGGTGACTACTGGGCGTGTTCCAATTTTTGGACGACGGAACGTGGCGCCACTCTGTGGCATTGCGCGTGTGCCGATTGCCGACACGAAAGGCCTCACAGGGTTTAGCGAGTCGTACACGCTGCCAGTGATGATTTCTGGCAAAATGCCCGGGGTGCTTTCGGTGTTAATGTCCGGTGCAACGCCCGGTGCAGCTTGCACCATTGCGCTGTTGATGTTTGCGTTTAGTTGTGCAAAGTCTGCACCACCGCGCACAAATGAAGCGATGTATTCGCTAGGTGATGGCAAGCGCAACTTGCGGGCCTGTGCGTAAATCGGTTGCACGGCTGACGCTTCGATTACTGCTGGTGCTTCAATTTCGTTTGACATTTCGGTTACTTCCTTTTCTTGGTCTTGTTCTTTATTTAACTCTACTTCGGGTTCGTTTTGGTGGATACTGGCGGCAACGCGTTCTACCTTGGCGGCCTCAAATGCGCCATAGGGCAAAAGCGACAATTCCTGCCAATTTGCTTTGCTAACAATCATGGTTCCGGCTTCGTCAAAACTAAATTCAACTGGTTCTACGCCTACCGAAAGGCTGTCTAAAACGCCGTCTTTTGCTAGTTGCAAACTTTCGTTACCTAAAACGGTTTCACTAATTTTGGCTTCAAACATTACAAAATTGCCAACTTCGGTTCGTTCGGTGACAACGCCGATTGGCTGGGTGCTGTCATGGTAAAGGTACATTTTTGGCTTTTTACCTTCAAGGGGTAGCGAGCCGGGCAAAAACCTAACCATTTGGCCGTCGGAAACTACGGCGTCAACGTTGTATTCGAGTGCGACGCCAGCAAGGGTGCGACGTGGCAGCGCGTCACCTTTTGCGGCGTCTAAATTTAATTCTTGTGGGGTCAACCTAAGCATTGCTTTGCCTCATTTCCTCGGGCGTTTCCTCAACGTAAACCTCGGTGTTGTATTCGTTTGCTAAATAACTTTCAATGTCAAACATAACACCGGTACCACGCGGTAGGACGTTATCCGCGCTAAGTGTTTCTTGTATGCAATCTATGTACGGTTTTACGCCAAACGTGTAAAGGTCTCGCGACGCTTCCGACGATGAAACGTAACTGTAATTTCCAATGCTCACGGAAACGAGGTACGCGGGGACGTTTGCGAGCCTTGCGATTTCTTTACTTTGGTATTCGGCGGCGTCAATTAAAAGCATTTTGTCGGGTGTTGCGGTGTTTGGGATTACCTCTACAAATTCGTTTACCGCGCACGTCGCTGAATTGAGTCTTGCGTGATCGTAGGCCGCTGCCATGTCGCTAAGTTCTTGCGCGCTCATTGGCTCGCCACCAACCTGCCGCAAAGTCGTGGCTGGCATGGTTGACAAACTGTTTCGGTTACGGGCCTGCTCTAGTTTAAGCGCGGTGTTAATTGACGTGTAACCAGTAAAAATTAAACCTTGCACCGGTGACATAAATTGAATTACGTCTTTGTAGTCAATTGGTAAACCGTTAAACAAAATTTGTTTTGATGGGCCAAACCTGACCGAGGACTGCTGATCTTGCAGGGTAATCATTGCAGCTGGTAGACGCGTAAAATTCATTGGGTAGCCGTCGGCGCTACGTTCTGTAACAAACCAGTAGGCCGAACCGTAAAACAGCAAGTCGTCAAAAGTCCACGAAAGTATAAAGTTATTTGTTACGCCTTTGTCAATGCGACGCAACCAACTACGCGGCGCCTCGGGTACGCGTTCCATTTCGTCGCCGTTCCACATTTCTTTGTACATGACTAATGGCAAACAACCAATAACGCTTGCCATGAGATCGCGGGCACGGCTTAGCGTTGGTACTTGCATAAAACGGGCGCGTTGATCGCCCTCGACATAGGCATAAAAGTTATTTATTTGCGACGCGCCAGCGTTGCCACCGGCAGCGGCTTTAACGGTTTTTGCTGGTTCGGGTTTGTTGGTAAAAATGCCCATGTTTTTATTGTGTCACAATCTGTTGGGTTTTGGTGGCACTAGCCAGCGCCGACAATCCCCGACGGAAAGCGAGCCAACTAGTGCCGTTTAAACTTTACTGTAAACCGCTAACAATTACGGGTTTGCCAATTAGTTGTGGACGTGACGCTAAAGCTGCTGCCCAAATCATGCAACGGCATGCTTCAATTGGCCCGGGTGATCGAGTGCTAGATACCGCGACGCTGCCTTGGTGTTTGATTAAAACGGCGCGGTTTACATGACTGTTTAACAAGTTTTCGTTGTTGTGGGTTATGCGGTTTTCTAAAATCATGGCCCTAACGGCGCTAGTCCATTTCAACAATTCTTTGTAGCCAACAATTGTGCGTCGGCGTTCATGTTGTGGCGGGCAATGGTTTTCTAGCGCTGGCACTATGGCAAGTCGTAGGTTTGGGTTTAGCGCTATTTCGGTTTCTACTTTTGCCCATAGTTCGGCAATGCTTCGCGCCACAAACGCTATTTTTACGTGTGTTTTGTTTCCTACTTGTACGGCGCGCACGGCGGTATACGTGCTTTCGTCTACGGCTATTTCAATTGCTAGCACCCCGCCCGGTGGCGCTGGTTGATCGGTTGCTAACGCCTCGAATACGCCCGGTTCAATCCACGCCGTCGTACTTGCCTGCCATAAATTTACCGAGGCCCTTAAGAACGCTGCACGGTTTGGCGTTTCGGCTTCGGCTTCAATTGTTTTTAGGTCAAGTGTGTGCCCAAGCGCTGGGTTGGCGTAAGCCCATGCTTCGGGGGTCATTGGGTCAAGCGATGGGGGCGGGCTGTATTCGGCAAAGTAAAGGCTGGTTTGTTCGTTGCTGTCAATTGCGCGCAAACCCTGATCTCGCCAGCGAAGCATGGCAATACTTTCTTGCGTGCCCGCTGTTGACGTCATAAGAAAACTTGGGTTTTTTTTAGCGCGTTGCGATGGCAAAAGGCCTTCGTCTATGGCGGCTTGGCTAATGTCAAATGCCTCGTCGGCGATGATGAGGTCACAACTGTAACCGTGACCAGCTGCGGGGGTGGCTGCTCGAACATGCCACGTTGACCCGTCGGGCATAATTAGTTTTTGCCGGCCATAAGACCACGACACTTCGGCGCCGAAACGGTCTTTTAAAATCGGGGCCAAATATGTGTAGAAAGCGGTGGCCAAATCTAATTTGTGCGCGGTAGTAATTACTGTTACTGGCTTGCCTCTTTCTTTGCCTTGGGTTGAAAGAAACCAGCCAAGGTACGCGGCGTTCATAGTTGTTTTTCCGCATTGGCGCGCAACCGAAACCAAGTTAACCCGGTGCAACCAATCCCCGTTTGCTTCTTTTGCCGTAATTCCATGCAAAACATGTAGTTGCCAAGGCATAAGTTCAACGCCTAACACCTCTTTTGCAAAGTACCCAATTTCGGTTGCAGACGATTGGTGACCGCTGTGAGTGTTTGTTTCTAGTCTTGGCTGGTTGTGGCCAGTTAGGGCCAGTCCGTCGTTATTGGGGAATATACGAAATATGTCT